TGATCAGCTCCTGGTACTCGAGACCAGTGGCGGCGAGGTCGGCCACGGTCTTCTCGCGGTCGGACTCCGGGCGGTTGGTCAGGATGACCACCTCTTCGGCGGTCTCGTCGATGTAGTCGATGACGCGCTCGACGGGCTGGCCGTCTTTCAGGATCGTGTCGTCGATGTCGGTGAAGATGCGGGGCATAAGATTAGAATGAGGCGAGGGCCTTGGAGAAGGAGTCGGCGAGGCCGGTGACTAGGCCCTGGGCGGCGGCCTGCTTGCCGGAGAAGACCTGACCGCGGAGGGCGGAGTCGGCGACCATCTTGCGCTTGGCACGGATGGCGGCCTTGAAGTCTTCATGGATGCCGTCGACAGAAGCCTGGAGGTCGGCCATCTGCTCGTCGGAGAGGGACGTGCCCTCGATGCCGGCGCCCTTCAGCGGGGAGCCCGTGGACTTGATGACGACCATGCGCACGCCCTGGGACTCGTAGAGCTTGGACATGTCAGGAATGGCCATGTAGACGCCCACGCTGCCGACGGTGGCCGAGGGGGATGCGACGACGCGATCGGCCTGAGAGCCGAGCCAGTAAGCAGCCGAAGCCATCTCGGAGTCAGTATAGGCCATGGTCGGCTTGCCCACGTCGCGGATCTTGTTGGCGAGCTCTTCGACGCCGGTGACCGTGCCGCCAGGGGAAGAGATGTTAAAGGCAATCTTCTCGACCGCAGGGTCGGCCGCCATCGCGTCGAGCGTGGCAGAGATTTCGTTAACGTCCGTCACGCCCATCATACGCTCCAGAGGCGAGACTCCCTTGGAAATCAAACCGACGATGGGGATGACGCCCACGCCGTTCTGGACGTACGGCGCAGGGGCCACGCCGAAGATCTGGGCGAGCATGTCGGAGAAGCCGAACTTCTCGGCCATGACCGCGAAGTCTTGGGCCTTGGACGGGTCGATGAGCATCGGCTCACGGCCCTTGAGTGCATGGGAGAGGAAGCGGGTCATTTCTTTTCGTTAAGGTTGGTTCCGGGGAGCGGTTCAGCCTGGTCGACTTGGGCGACCGTGCCGAGCGGGGTGTTCGTCGGGCGGAAGAGCAGCTCGAACGGGATGCCGTACTGTCGGGCGAGGTTCTGGATGTGCGCCATGTCGGCGGCTCGCTTCTCCATCTCGGAGCGGAAGTCGAGGCCGCGCTGGCCGTAGAGCTCAGACATGGACATCAGGCCCATCTCGATGTCTGCCCGGTCATTCGCGGCTTCGCGGCCTGCGTCAACGGTGACGGACTTCGGGGTCGTCCATGAGGCAGACCACCAGCGGGGGTCGTCAGGGATCTCGCCGCGGGCGATACCGTCGGCGATGATATACTCCCAGGTCGGCTGACAGAAGGCCTCCACGATGACATTCTGATATTTTCCGAAGACCCGTGCGCTCTTCGCGGTGACCAGGCGAACCCCGGCTCCGCCGGCGGCGGTCACGTCCTTGACGAACTCGTACGGGAGGACGGAGCAAATATCTTTTTCGAGCGCCGCAAGGAAGCCGACGAACGTGCTGTTCGGGCGCTTGCTCTCGAAACTTTCAAAACGGTCTGAGCTCTCGAGCACGATGGTCTTGCCGCCCATCTGGCTGGCGATGGTCTCGGCGTTGTTATGGTTCGACGAGATCTCGGAGGCCGCGTCGTCGTCGAGGAAGCCTGATCCCTTGAAAATCACACGATTCGTGTCACCGTTGTCTTTCACTGCACGTCGCTCCAATTCGAGGATCTCCTTCACATCCTGGACTCCGTTGAGCGAGGACTGAAGCACGGGCACGCCGCGGGAGCCCGAGGCCGTCTCCATGTCCATGACATGCATGACGGACTGAGCCTCGACCTTCTTCGACGAGCCGTCGGCCTTGTATACGTTGTAATAGGTCGGCTCGTTATACTTGCCGAAGCCGATGCCGTCCCAGCAATCCGCAGGGGTGTCGGCGTCGGTAGGGTCGCCCACTCGGTGGGCCTCGATGGTCTGGATCTGGGCGCGGTCACCGTTGACGACCTTGATTGCGAAAGCGTCCCCGTCGCGGATAAGGGCGCGGATGAGGATGGCCTGACACTGATAGAAGGACTTGCCGGAGACGTCGATGCGCTTGGACTGGCGGGCGAAGTACTCCTCGTAAAGGCGGGAAGTCTCCGGGTTGTCTGCGTGGGCCTGCGGCTTGATGCCGTCGCCGACGACGTAGATGCATAGGTCGTTCAGGATCTGACGGAAAAGGGCGGACTCACGCTCGGCCCAGCGGCACTTCTTGACCATCTCGTTGCGATCCCAGGGCGAGAGGTCGCGGCGCATGTCGTCCGGCTGCGGAGCGTAGATGGCCCTGCGGGCGTACGTCTGCACGGTCGAGCCCCACTGGTTGCCGCTATACTGGTTGTTGAACGTGGCCCCGCTCGACGCGGCCTGAGGCGCGGTCGTCGGCTTCTTCCTCGCGGAAGGCTTGGGCTTCGGGTCTTTCTTGCGGGCGGCCATAAATTATTCGTAACGGTTGTCCCAGCGCGTGTAGATCATCGTGTTCCGACGACCGTACTTGCGGGGGTCGAGACGGGACAGGGCAAACATCGCTTCGTTTAGCATCTCCTTCGGAGGCAATGCAAACTGCTTGGTAGCCGAAGAGCCGGAGTCACTGTACGACATGAGGCTTTTTCCCTCCATGATGAGCGAAAGGGCCTTCGCCTTGAGGTCGAGAAGCTCGCATTCCGTCAGGCCGATGAAGATACCTTGTGCCATTTAATCTTGCGGTAATTGGCAACGGAGGGGGCGGCGGCGCCCATATCCACGCCACGAGCTCTTCTTCCCGCAACTATCGGCGCCGCCGCTTGAGGAAAGTCTCCCCTTGTTCACGCGGAAGGCAAGTCGGTTTCGGTGCTTTCCTTGCCGACGATGCCCCAGCGCACGGCCGCCAGGAGGCCGAGGAGTTCGCAGTCGAAAGCATGGTTGTCCTTCTTGCCCTGGGGGAGAAGCCACTGCGGCTTGCCCGTGCGCCTGTCCTTCACGCGGACTTCGGCGTTGATCTGGTCGACGTAGTCCTGCCCAGCGTCGAGCGAGTAGGTGAATACTTTCCGAGAACGTAGGCCGTGCAGGAGGTCTTTGCCGGCGAGGTTCGACCACACGATCAGGACGGCCCGCGTCTGGAGACCGGGCACCATGATGGTCTGCTTGTCGGAATAGAATCGGCGGGTGGTCTTGCCGTCCTTGGCCGTCACGCTGAAGTCTTCGTTGCCCGACCCCTTCGCACACTTCCAGCCACGGGCCGCTGTCTGCCGATATACGTCCTGCGCTTGGTCTCCGGCATCGACCATGACCAGGGCCTGATGGACTTGGTGCTTCTTCACGAAGGCCTCGAGGTCGTTCCAGGTGTCAATCTTCGCGAAGGCCTTCAGGCGGCTATGCCCGGTGCGGCTCCATCGGCGGATGACACAATAAAAGAAACCTCGCTGCACGTCGATGCCGGCCGTGCGGAACGGGAACGAACCCTCGGGCGCTCCCTCGCGGTCGACTACCCTGCCCTTAGGGGTGATGACTGACTCGCCGTCCCAGTCGTCGGTCATGTTGTAGTTGGCGGCCTGTGCGATGTTCACGATCTCTCCGCCCTCTTCCGCCCAGCTGAGAGCGAGCCTCTTCTGCTTGAATTGGCGGCGCGCGTCCTCGTCTCCGTAGATGTCAGCCGCCTCCTTCGCCTTGATCATCATCACGGCCAGCTCGCCCCAGCTCATCGTCGCAAGGCTGTTCCAATGCAGGCCGATGTGCCCGGAGTTCGCAGCCGATGCCGTAGCCACAAAGGCGCCACGTCGGTTCGCCTCGAGGCGGGTTGCATTATTATCGGGAAGACGCTCCTGGCATGAGGCGCATTCGTACGTCGTGCCCGTGCTGACCATCTGCAAATCCCATGAGCCCGTCGTCTTGGCCGAGTCGGGAAACCTGACCTGTTCCCATAACCAGGGCTGGAGCGTGTCGCATCGGACGCACCGAAAGTTCCAGTCACGCTGGTCGGTCGTCTCGTGCAGCTGATGGAACTCCTGACCAGCCCGACCGCCCTGCGACATGAAGATGCGTTTGCCCATCCAGCCGAAGGCTGTGACGCGTGCGCTCAGTTCGGCCAAGTGTCCGGGCGGTGCCATCCAGCACTCGTCGGCGATGGTGTAACGCAGGGACAGGCGCTGAAGGTTGGCCTCATTCCACAGGCCGCGGCAGTAGAGCGTCATGCGGTCGAAGTCCGTCGTCGTAGAGCGATCCATGTCGTCGACCGATATGCGGGCCTTCACCGGCGGGCAGTTGTTCCAGACGGGGCGGAGGTAACGCAGGGCGAAGTCCTTCGCTTCGGCGTCGGTAGACTGAAAGATGGCCGTCGGCCCTGGGGCGTTGGCGATGATGTGGCAAGTAAACAGGCGGGCGAAGAGGGACTTGCCCGACTGGATGCTGGCGAGGACGGTGAGCATCCGTGTCTCAGGGTCGGCGGCGATGCGCAAGGCCTCCGCGATCCACGGCGTGCGCTCCGATCGGAACGGCCCAGGCATCGGCGAGTCAGGGATGGCGAGCACGTTCTCCTCCAGCCACTCGACCACGTCGCCGGAGTCGGACGGCTTGAGCACGTCACGGCCTACGCGGAGGAGGTCGGTCTTATTCATAAAGCCCTGCCTCCTTCAGCAGACGATACAGCTCGTCGGACAACTCCGACCACTTCCTCGGCTTGCGCTTGAACGGACGCGTCGGCATCGGCTTGCGCCTGGGCTTGGGCTTACGCTTCTTCATCGTTCGCGGAGAGGTCGGCCTTGGTCTTGCGTACCCAAGTTTCGAGCGCCTTCACGGCCTTCGCAGGGTTCTCGGGATTACACCCTTCGGCCACGTCGAGGGCCAGCTTGTCGAGGCGGTTGACGACCTCGCCCATCAGTTGACGCATGGCCTCCGTCGCTTCCTTCGCGGCGATGTACTCCTTCGCCAGGATGAGCCGGCGCTCCTGCTCCTCCTCGAGGGCGACGAGCGTCTTCAGGCTCTGGTTGTATGCGGTCTGGTACTTGCCCTGGTTTGGGTCGCCTCCCTCCATCGACGCAAGCCAGACGCCGCGGGCCCGACCGACTAGCGCCCGGTGCTCGCTGATCGTGTCGGCAAGCGTGCCGTCGTCGAGCTGGGCCGGCGCCGCCTTCGGGGCCTTCGCCTTGCGCTGCTCCTCGCGAGCGGCTCGCCATGCCAGGGCGGCTTCGATGCTGTCAGTGGGAAGGCCTTCGCGTTTGAGCACGCTCACGCGCTGCGGAGTGATGTTCAACGCCGTGCCGATCTCTAGGTTGCTGAGTTTACGCGTCATGGCCGAGTGTTGGAGTTCCCCCGTTTGCTGTTTTGGTCAAAACCTTCGTTTCCCCTCGTAAAAAAGAGGGGCAGGTGTCGTCCAACGCGGCGGAATAAGGCCCAAAAGAGATTCCTTAGGGGGGTTGGCAGGGGTGCCGACGCTGATACGATTGAACGCTTTCATATGTAAACGAGGGTCAATCATATGTTATGAGCGTATATGACTGGGGTTAAACGTCACGCGCATCTTATCCCGCTTGGAGTTGCAATGAGGGAACAAGCCGTGGGCGTCGGAGTTGACGGACAACTGGATGGCACGAGCGCGCTTGCGCATGGCCTCATGACTCTTGCCATACATGCGTGCGATCATACGCGACGACAGACAGCCGGGAAGACTGAGCGCCCACCTGATCAGCTCGACGTGCCGGCGGAAGTAGAAGTTATCCGACATAGCCAGGGCATCGATGAAGGCCTTGAGCATCACGGCCACTAGGTCTCGACTGATGAAGGCGTCGACCTCGACGTGCTCATCGGTGCCGGTATTCATCCAGGCAGTGTGTTCGTCCTTCACCTTGAAGACGTGCCGAGACTGTACCATCTCGCGGTAAGGCAGCACGCCGGAGTTACGCATCTTCTCCTGAACCTTCTTGGGCTGAGAGAAGAACCATGCGTCGAAAGACCGTGCCTCTTCCGCCGGTGCGGTCAGGTCATTCAGTCGGGCCTTGGTCATTCATCTCG